ATTATATTTTTTTTCATAAAATAATAATTTTTTATTTATTTTAAATAAAATATTATTATCATAATCAATATATAATGAATCTATATTAAAAAAATTATTTTTAAAAATATATTCTATAATATTAAGTTTATTTTCTAATATTGACATTCTTTTATAATTAATTTATATAAAAAAATTAAATTATAGTTATTTTAGTTTAAATAATTTTTATAATAATTATAAGCTGTTAAATCTTCCATTTCATTTATATTATGTCCATTAAAATTATTTATTATACTTTCATTGGCCACTATAACATCTGAAACTGCAAATCTTCTTTGTCTTATATGTAAATATTCTTCTAATGTTTTTGTTTTATAATGATTCATTTGAATAACTCCTAAATCAATATTTGGATTTAATGGTTCATTTATTATACATCCATTTGTACTTTTAATATAATAACCATCTTTAACTATTACATAATGCATTGTATTATAATTAATAAAATATTTTTTATCTGGACATAATGTAAATCAAGTCATTAAAGGTTCATTTGTATAATTGTTCTTCAGGAATCTCCAATTAATTCCAATACCTACACAGTCATTTTTGATATAATCATTTATAAAATCTTTTATATTATTATGATGTTTTAATACAATAAATTCATCGCAATCCATATATTTATAATATGAGTTATATTATCACGATGTATTAAGTTTCTTGTAAAACATTCTAATGTAGTGTATTGTTTTGCTTTACCTTATATGACTTAGTAAATTTTGATATGTTGGTTCATCTTCATTATCATAAATATATATCATATCAAAACCTATTGATAAATGATATTTACAAAATTCTTCAATATATCTATGTTCTAGTTTAGCTATACAAAATATAACAGCTTTAATATTATTCATTATTAGTATATCTTTAGATAAAAATATAAATTATTTAAAATATATTTATATACGAATGTATATAAAATGAATCATGACAAAATAATAGAAGCAAAAAAGAAAAGAAGAGAAGAAAAAAAGAAAAATAGAAGAGGTGCAACTGCGGAAGAAGTAATATATATATTTGAAAAAATATTAGAAGGTTGGAAAACTATTAAAATTTATAATACAATTATACAAAACAATAAAGATTCCGAAGTTTCTAAAAAAAATGTTGAAAATATTTCAACAGGAAATTCAAAAGTATATGAAAAAGAATTAGATATTGAAAGATTTCAATATTATACAGAATTACGAAAAAAAGTTTATGAATTACATCAAAAAAATAAAATTATTCATTTAAACAACATAAATGACATGAACTATTCATGAATGGTGCATCAATTAATACATTTGGAGTTTCTGAATAATTATATCCAGGATTAATAACTTTAATTAATTTTAGAAAACCATCGTCATCAATAACAGCCTCAGCGGTTGCACCATGACCTTTACCACCTTCTATTGACACTTTAGGAGGAGATGATGGATTAAATCCATGTCCTGGATCTGTAATATGTATTTCATATATTGCATTATTTTTTATTTGTGCGATTGCTTTAGCGGGTTTAGTATTTTGAACATTTCCACATGTTAATATACTTCCGCTTCCAATACCTTGTATTGAAAAATTACCTAACTCATAATATTTATCTGGACATTTATCATTAAAAAATTGACATGTTCCAAGTATAGATTTAATATCCAAATTTTTTTTAGGAGGAATTATTTCTTTAGGAGGAATTATTGCTTTTTCTATTTTTTTATTATTAAAAATTGCATTCGGAATATTATTTTCAGTATTTGGTAAAATAGTTGATTTTTTTACAATATTTGGATGTAAACCATTGGTTTGTTTAATACTATTTAAAATTTCGCTATTATCTGAATCTTTAAATTCATCATTATCATTTAAAGTAGATGGAGGAAATGTATTGGATATTTTCATTTTATCATTTATTTTTTTTTCTAAAGTATTTAAATCTTCGTTTGGTAAAGTTCCTGGTGATATAGGTAAATTACTTGGACTACTTCCAGAAAACCAATTTCCAAGACCGCCAAAAAATCCTTCAATATTATTATTTTCATTATTAATCTCATAATTAACAGATTCTTCATTATTTTTATATTTTTTAATTTTATCATTTAAGTTATTTATATTAAAAATTAATCTTTGTTTTAAACATTTTATATCATTTTTACAATAGTTATAAACATAATTTCGATACCATATTACAAATAGTATTAAAATTAATAATATAAAAAATATGAAAGAAATTCCAAATATAAAATTATTCATTATATAATAATATATATTATATATTTTATTATAAAAATATATATTATATTTTATTATAAAAATATATATTATATAAAAAAATGATATATATTTCATATGTATGATTCATAAATATGATGTAAAAATAATGGAATATTGCTCAGATATAGCTTTAAAAAGTGATATGAGATCCAAACATGGATGTATTATTGTAGATAAAAATGGAAATATAATATCAACCGCATATAATAAAACATTAAATATACCTCCTCACAAATTAAAAAATTTAAATAAAGATGATAAATTTTCATTACATGCAGAAGAAAATGCATTAAATAATGTAAATAAAACAAAATTATTTGGTGCAAAACTATATGTAATTCGTTTAGGAGGAAATATTGAAAAAGATCCTTTAATATTAAATTCAAAGCCATGTAAAAGATGTACTTCTATTATTGAAAAACACATGAAAAAATTTGGTTTAAAAAGTGTTTATTATTCAATAAATTAAACATCGCGATTGATAATTCTAAATTGTGATAACTTGTAAATACCTTCTAGTGTGGCAACAAAGGTTTCCTAACATCAATATTGTCTTAAATATATTTTTATAAAAATATATTTAGTAGAATTTTTTTTGAGATCACTATATATGTAAAATGTATTTAAAAGTAGTCTTATATGTATTATTTAAAGATGGTATCAACTAATATTTATTTATTATTATTTATATCCTTTATTATTATAAGTGGTTCATATTTTGCTTGGAAATTTTATTATCAAAAAAAGAATCAAAAAATGATTACATTGAATAGTGATAAAAATATAGAGTTAGTTAAACCAATCAACTATGAAGATATTGATTCTCAGCCTTATTTTGATATAAATATAGAAAATGATTATATTGGAAGAATTGTTTTTCAATTATTTGATGAAGAGGTTCCGAAAACATGTAAAAATTTTAGATATTTATGTTCTATTGGTATTCTAAATAAAAATAAACCATCATATCAAGATACAATAATACATCGTGTAATTAAAGATTTTATGATACAAGGTGGAGATATAACACGAGGGGATGGTAGTGGTGGTTATAGTATATATGGAGAACATTTTGAGGATGAAAATTTTAATTTAACACATAATCAACCTGGAATGTTATCAATGGCAAATGCAGGTGAAAATACAAATAACTCTCAATTTTTTATAACATTAAAAAAAACTCCATGGTTAGATAATAAACATGTTGTTTTTGGTATTATAATATCAGGTTTTGATGTGGTAAAAAAAATAGAAAGTTATGAAACAGATGATAAAAATAAACCTTTACAAAATATTTATATATCAAAATGTGGATTAATATTTTCAGAAAAAAATTGAAAAGTATTTCTATTTAAATAATTTACTATTTATAATTAATAATTAATTATATAAAATCATGTCAGATATTATTTCATTCAATGCATTGCTTCCAAACTTATTTTTTAAAAATAAAAATATTTATTTTAAACCAAGAAATCCAATTAAAACTACTATAAATGGTAAAATAGAATATAATACTCAATTTTTACTAAATAATATATCTTTAACTGCTAAAAAATATTGTTTAGGTATAGAATTAAATTGTATCATTTTAGAAAAAGAACATAAAGATGGACTTCTTGTAAATATAAAATTTAAAGATACTACACATATATATAAAAAAGATATGCAAAAATTTGCAAGAGCTATTGAAGCAGCAATATTGGGTATAGATTTAATGGATGATAATGAATCAAAAGTACGAGAAAAATATGATAATGAATATTCATTATATGCATACAATATGTATAATAATTCTTCTACAATAGAAGAATCAGAAGAATCTGAAATATCAGAAGATATTTATGAAAAAAATGAAGACTATGAAGAAAATGATTATGATAATAAAGATAATATTTCTTTTAAATAAATTTTATTAAAATTTAAACAAATAATTAAAAAATTTATGTAATTATAATTATATGTCATACGTTGATAAAACAATTTATTATTATTTAATATTATTTGCAATATTATTATTAACATTTTCTTTTATTCCTCTTGTGTTTCAAATAATACAGGATAGAATCACATCTAATATTCCATATAGTACATTAATTTGTATGTTTTTATCCTTTGCTATCTATTTATTTATTACAATTATTAGAAAATATTATTTTCATATATTTTTTTATTCTATTTGTTTAATATGTATATCTATACTTATATATATAAAAGCAAATCATATTCCATCACGTGTTATTATAAATGATAGTGATGATAATAATAGTTAAGAAAAATATGATTATATTTTTTTAGCTATTAATTCATAAACTATATTATTACCGTAGAGTATGTAATTATTTTTTTTATATATTTTAAGAGAAGTAATATTATAATTCAAAAAATTTATTAAATAAATTACATCATTTAACTTTAATACATTACCAATACGAATATTTGTATAATCATTGATTATTTTTCTAAAATAATTTTTATAATATATTTTATTATCTATTGATGATGAACTAAAATATATATATATAAATGTATCATCATTTATGAAATGGAAAAATTTATTTAATAAATTTTCTAAAAATATATATGAATCAAGATGAAAAATATAAATAATATTATATTTTTTATTACATATATCTTCTATATTTAAATAAAAATGTATATTTTCTTCACATTCTTCGCCCTTTATTTTTTCAATTAATTCATTATAAATATCCTTATTATCAATGTGAATATTTATTTTAATATTTTTTTTTTTTATAATATGTGAAAAATGATCTAATATATGGAATCTATTTTTAATAAGTAATAAAAAATGGATGTCTTTATCTATTTTATAAAATATATTATTTAAAATATTATAATAATAATTTATAATTTGATCACTCATTATTTATATAAATAATTATATAAATAATTATATAAATAATTATATAAATAATTTAAATAATATTAAAAATATATATTATATAAAATAAGTATGGATTACGAAAATATTAAAAATCAATATTTAAATAAATATTTAAATAAAAAATTCATAATATTATTTATTATTGTTTTTATAATACTTTATATATTTTGTTCATTTATTAAATTTTTAGGACAATTACCAATATTGATAATTTTAACATTTTTTATTACTTATTATATAAATAATTATTATAGTAATATTTTAGGTAATAGTTAATTTTTAATATCATTTTTCATTTTATCTAATAAATTTATTAGATAAGTTATCATATTATCAATTATTTTTATATTATTTTCAAGAGTATTTTCTTCTTTTAATTTTATTCTAAGAATAATATTATTCTTTAATGGATGTTCAATTACATAACCACAAAAATAAACACTGGGATCATATGTAATATATGTTGATAATAAATTTCCAATGGTTTCATTTTCATGGTCTATTAAAAATTCATAAAAATCAGGATTTTCTAAAATGGTTATTTTTTTACTTTTTTCATTTTTAAATTCAATTTTTAAATTATTTAGTCTTTCTTTTAAAGCATTTATACCTAATAATAATATATTTATACTAGTATAAAAACCAATAGATTCTATTTGAAATTGAAAACAATATGGATCACCATTTTCGTTTTTTTTAAATATTCTTTCTATATCTTGACAAGCAAAAGTTTTTTTTTCTAATTCATTCATATCATTTGTAATTTCATTTATTTTTTTATCATCTAATTTAAATGTATAAATACAAATAGATACTGGTGAAAAAAAAGATCCTCCATAATATGCATTATTTTTAGTAATTTTACATTCAAATGATAACAATTGATTATGTTTCAATTTAGCAAATAAGATATTGGGATATTTAAATAAAATATTATTATCAATAATATTATTTTTATTATCTATACAAATAAAATCTTTTACATATATATTTTCCATATTTTCATTTTCATTTTTTTTTTTACATGTAATAGTAATATCTTCATAATTAATATTATCTAAATCAGATATTATAGGTATTAATGTTAAGCGGTGTTTTAAGAATTCATTATTTAACATAGATGTATTATCAAAAAATATAATTGTTTCAATATTAATAATATAAGTATATATATCGGATATTATAGTTCTTCTAAGAGCATTTGCAAAACTTGTTTTTATTTCTTTTGAATCATTATTTAAATCAAAAGAGATTAATTCATCCTTTATTTTAATATTTGATATAAGAGACATTATTATACTATTAATTATATATTTTTAAATAATAAATTTAAAATAATTCAATTTTATTTAATTTTATAATGCGTATTAAAGTTTATCTTATTTTATAAATATATAAATATTATGAGTGAAAGTGATTATGTATTATTTTATAGCAATAAATGTTTACATTCTAAAGAATTATTAAATCTTTTATATAAAGATGTTCAATTAAATCAAAAGTTCACTAAAATTAATATTGATAATCCTAATATAAAAATTCCTCCTTATGTAAAAGCAGTACCAACCGCAATTATTCCTATAAATGGTAAACCAAATTTATTAGTAGGAACAGCAATATTTAAATGGTATAATCAAATTCATACAAAGGCATTAGAAAATCAAGGTATTCAAGATTGGGATCCTCATACTATGGCTGGATATTCTGATGGATTCTCTTATTTATCTGATAATTCCGATGTTATGAAAAAAAGTTTTTCATTTGTAAATGAAAATAATAATATTATAACACCAGATGAAAAAAATTATTCACATGAAGGAGATAAAAATAATCAACCAAAAACAAAACTAGATAATGAATATGAAACATTTATGAATCAACGCAAACATGAAGTACCCGCATCTATTCCTAAAATATAATTTTTTTTATTAATCTATTTAAAACTATATTATATTAATATAATATATAAAAATGAGTGTTAAAAGTATTTTTTTAAAACAAATTGATAATTTTATAGATGAATTATGTGTTATTTTTCCTGATAATAAAGATATATTATTATTTTCAGAAAAATACTATTTCATTAAAAATATTAATTCAGGACTAATTATTGACTATTTTTTATCATATATTTATATTTATAAGAATAAAATAAATGAAGAAGATGAATCATTTTTTTTAGAAGGAGGAGGACAGGAAGAAATTAAAGATACGAGTGGTTTAAAATTTCGAGATAATATTAAAAAATTATGGTTAAATGAAATGTCATCTGAAAATAAAGAAATTATTTGGAAATATTTTAAAGTTTTTATATTATTATGTGAAAAATTATAAAGTATTTACGCGTATATAAAAATAATTTATTATATTATATTATATTAATTATATTATCATGATAAGTGCTATAGAAGAAAAAAATACAATATTAAGTTTTTTTGAAATTATACCAATTATAAATGATAAGTATGTGTCATTTTTAAAAAATATATTAGAAAAATTTAAATATCATGATGAGTTAGTAGGACCACTTGAACATGATTTAAAATTAACTATTGATAAATTAGAAATAAATAAATATCAAGTAATAGATACAATTACTGATAATTTATTATTTTGTCTTGAACAAATATGTGATCATAATTCAGATTATTTTATATATCAGAAAGATAATATCCAAAAAAAAAATGGAAAAATGTATAAAAATAAACTTCCTAAAATTGGAAACAGAACATTATTAAAAAGAGTATTAAAAGAATCTGATAGAAAATTTTCCGAGAAAATATTTAAAGATATTATTGAATTATTTACTTTATTAACATTAAAAGATGAAAATAATATAATTATATTTAATAATGAGTATATTAAATATGTAAAAGAAAATTTTAATGATAATAAAAATTTTAGTAAAATAATCATGGTATTTGATAATATAAATAATATATTAAATTCTTCATTAGATAGTGAAGAAGAAGATATTATAGAAGAAGAAAATTTAGAGATAGAAGTAGCAAAAAAGACTAAAACGACGAAAAATAAATCAAAGAAGAATAGTACAGAAGATTTTATGAAAGGATTAGAAAATACTAAAATTGCACAATTGGCAAAAAACATCAGTGAAAAAATTAATATGAATGATTATCCTGATTTATGTGATCCAACAAAATTGCTAAGTTCTTTTGCAAATCCTTCATCTGATGAAAGTGGAGGAATACAAAATTTATTAAAATTTGTAGTATCTGAAGTAGAAGATGCATTTAAAAATAATAATTTAAATGAAAAAGATTTAGTAGGTGAAGCGCAAAATATCATGGGAGAATTTCAAAATATGTCAGGTTTTGACCCGATGTCATTATTTAAAAATAATGAAAATTTTAATATGAATCAATTTGCAGACATTTTTGAAAAAATGAAAAAATAATAAGTATTTTTTTAATTTTTAATATATTATTATATTATTATATTATTAGTATGGATAATAATATAAATGATTTATTTTGGTTAAATGATTATAAAATATTATTTTATAATGAAAGATTAACAGATTTTTTTCCAACAATATACATGACATTTATTGAAAAATTAAATGCTATTTTTAGATTATCAATATATTTAAGTATAATATTATATTTATTTACAAGTAATTATCAATATTTTTATATAATGATTATTATTGGATCATTTACTGTTTTTATATATTATAATCAACGTGATAATATTGAATTATATTTTAATTCAGATAATAATGATATGCAAAATTCTATTATTCAAAATAATTTTGATGAAAATAATAATAAAATAAAACCAACAACAGAAAATCCTTTTATGAATATAAATTTAATTACTGATAATAAAGAGAAAGAAGAAGCACCTCCATCATGGAATAATGAAAATATACAAAAAGATATAGAAGATAAATTTGGATATAATTTATATAAAGATGTTGGCGATTTATATGGTAAGTCAAATAGTCAAAGAGAATTTTATACTATGCCATCAACAACTATACCAAATAATCAAACATCTTTTGCAAAATGGTGTTATTCTGTAGGACCAACATGTAAAGAAAAATCAATATATTGTACTCCAGAATCTGATCCTGTACCTTATATTGATACATCAAATACAATATTATTTAATGATGTTAAATATTAGTAATATTATACAAAAAAAAAATTGACAGATAAATTAATATGAATTTAATTAACTTATTTACAATAATAAAATCGTTTAGGGTTCTAAGATGTCATATAAAAATACAAAATTTACTGTTTTTGTAAGAAACAAATTAAGAAAGGATCGTGATGAAATGTCTGATGACAATCTCCTAGAAAAGGGAGTAAAAATAGCAGTGGGTAGATTGAGACACTACTCTACATATATATCAAAATGTAAAGATCAGACAGAAATATGCGATGATTGTGGATTTGCAGGTCATGTATCCTCTTTCTGTAGGAATATTTGTACTCATTGCCTCAAATTTCATAAAGGTGAATGTTATGCAGATAAATATATTTTGGATGGTGGATATTGCCCTGTGTATAACAATAGCCAAAATTTTAAAAAGAGTCAAGAGACCTTTAATGATGGTAAAAATACCGTTCAACCTCCCACAGATACTGTTCTCACAAATAGTTATGCGAGCATTACTTATGCGACCATTCTAAACAAACATTGCGCTGCAAACCAACAAGCCTCGAAACCGGCTAAACAAGACCCAAAACCGTCTGACAAAACCGTGTTTCATCTTCTAGTAGATCAAACTGAACATTTAGAACGTCTGAATTCTGAACAATCGGAATTGATGGATAATCTCAAGCATTCACAAAGTTTGCAAAAACAACTGGAAGCTATGATCTTAGAAATTCATTCTTCGTTGGAAAAAAACAGAGAGTCTGTCAGGGAAACCGAGGTTAGAATTAGAGAACTACAAGTCAAGTTGAATGAAAAGATACAAGCTCTCGTAAATCCATCTACTAATAGTGAGACTTAAAAATGGTCTAGATTACATGTCTAACCATATTATAATTTAATTACACCAACCGAAAAGATAAATGAGACAAATTGCGAAGCAATCTCTCATAACTCACTTGGTGAGTTGAGACAAATTGCGAAGCAATCTCTCATAACTCACTTGGTGAGTTGAGACAAATTGCGAAGCAATCTCTCATAACTCACTTGGTGAGTTGAGACAAATTGCGAAGCAATCTCTCATAACTCACTTGGTGAGTTGAGACAAATTGCGAAGCAATCTCTCATAACTCACTTGGTGAGTTGAGACAAATTGCGAAGCAATCTCTCATAACTCACTTGG